TGCACCTGCTCTCTCCCCGCGGCGCAATTTTGCCAGCATCTTGTCTCGGGCCTCATGAAGCTCGGGGTTATCGAGCACATACTCATCAGTACCCAACCACTGAGTCTTCCCTTTACCAGTTTTCAGCCAGCCATAACCGGGAGATGACGATCGATTAACGGGCTCATAATAGTCATCACCTGGGATGCCGGCAACTGACTCCTCAAACGATAACACTCGCCTATCAGAGTCACGGCCGGGGGCTATCATCTGACGCACATGGTGGGTAGCTGCTTTCAGGGCAGATGGGTCCATCATAACTTGGGGCTGGCACGCTTTAGCAAGAGCAATCGCCATGGGGTCTTTCCACTCAGTGCCGTCGTGGAAACTTGTCAGGTGTGCTGGTTTCTTCGTTGCTGGTGGTCCCAAATGAGCCACAGGAGATTCCCGAATTGCTGAGGTTTTTGCTCGGTAAACCTTAGACGTCGCGTATCCCACATGAACTGTTGCCCCAGGAATGGGAGCTGGGAATGTAACAACTCCTCCTTCAATAACAACATCGGCCGGTGAATCCACATCAATCGCGTTATTGAGAAATGAATGTGAGAAGCGGCAGACGGTGCGCATCTTACTGAGCAGTTTTCCCAGAAGCTGTTGATGTATAGCACAAGCCGCCCCTGTGTACAGGCCCAGCCCAGACATTCCAGCCATGTGCACTCCAATGATCTTTCTGTTGAAGCGAACGTCGAATGCCACGACCAGTCCACCGCAGTCTCCAGGAGCTGTCTCCAGGGCATACATATAATACTCACGGATCTTCCGCGTCTGACCTGCGTAAGAGAGATCAAAAAGTGTGCGTTCGTATGCGCGGCAGATAGTTGATTCGCGCATCATAATGACAGGCTCTTTCTCTGAGCCACTGAAACCAACAAGACAGATCTTGCTGAGTTCCTCGAAACGACTGAAATCTTCTGTTGTCATGAAGAATTTTGTGATATCACCGTGGCATGGAACAAACTTCGGGAACTCGATAACACACACATCACGTGTCACACCTGACATATCTTGCTCTGCCTCGACAATAACCATATCGCTCCTCTTGAACACTAAACGAGATCGCGTGACTGGAGAATACAGTGCAACATTATCACGAAGTAAATGCACAATATGAGCGTTAGTGATTCCGATGCGTCCCTGCAGCATCGTTACTGTGCCCAAACGCAGCTCAGTTGTCGCGTCATCTTCCCAAGAAGAGATCTGGTACATCGCTCGCAACACCTTTGTTCGAATTTCAAAAGCATTCTGATCAGTCACAGAGAAAGCGGGACCACCATGCTGCTCTTTGGTCTCACACATCGAAACGGGTTTCGCTGCAGGATTATTATCATACGTGGTCTCGCACACAGTTGATGTACGTGCTTGCGGGTCGTTAGTGTAAGCCGCCTCAAGACGAATCAGAGCTGCCTCTACTACAGAGGCTGGACGCGCGCTGACAGCGCCAACTGTGTAGGCCTCGATGTTAGACTCGGT